TCATGTTCTAATTCAGAATATGTACTAATCCCCTTTTTATTTAAGTTGTCCATACTATAACCTTTACGAGAAGTATGTCCTAAGAATATACCATTATTGTATTTTTGTGAACGGTCAGGTATCATACCATCAATTGAAGATTGAGTTTGGTATTGAGGGAATTGATTTTGTCCACGACCAATTAATAGATAATCCTGAAGACGAGTCATATAAAAGTCCGCTCTCTGTTTCTGTACTGAACGAAGATATTTCAATGTATCAATATCAACAGATGTTGCATTTTCCATTTCACCTGTTACCACACCTCTATTCATTTGTCTGAATGCGATGGAGTTAAGAGATTGATAAAAAGCCTGTTGAATTAAAAATGGTTGAATATATGAATCTACAAGTGTCTTTTCATCATTGTTAAAAGTATTACCTGTTGATGTTACTTGTGACAATAAATGGTTATAAAATAACGTACCCAATATTGTTTGAAGATCAATATCTTGTGCAATTTGTATTTCTGCTTTAAGAACATCCATATCAACGTTCTTGTTAATTGAAGTATAACTCTTAAGTTTACCCTCCGATATTAATAAAACTCCCATCTTTAATTATAATTTAATTCTTCTTCTCCTAACCAAACATTACATTCTTCTTCTGTTAACCCGTATCCACTCATTAACATATGTACTGCTTGTCCTCTTGTTATTTTTTCTTTGTTATATTCTCTAACAATTCTCATTAGATTTTGATATTCTCTACCTTTTAATCCTTTAATATTTTCATTAATTATTTGTGATTCCGCTTCAACTGGTGTAACTGGTTTATCAATAACTGCAGGATTGTCTTTAACATCACCTGTTAAGAATAATGATAAAGGTTTAATTTCAAACATAGTTGGAACACCAAACTTAAGACTTACCAATTTATTGAATGTAGGTAACATTGCGTTTTGATATGGTTGAATAACCATCTTACGGAAATACTCAGAATGTTCTACAATCTCATTTCCACCACCTAATTTACCTGCTGTTGCAATACCAAACAACTCAGCAGAAGATACTCTATGTGCGGATAATATTGAACGGGTAATATCGTCATTAAGACTTTGATAATAGTTGTCATTGTCGTTACGAGGGATTTGTGTAATAACAGGTGCAGTTTCAGCACTTTCATTAAATGAAATAACTGCCATACCAGCATTGTCTGTTCCACCATATTGATTTTCTAACGCTCTTGTAATTGTTCTTTGTTCTTCTTCACCAGGGATTCCATTATTCATAGATATGAAAAGTGATGGAACCATTCCTTTACGAAGATTATTCATATGGAAGTTCTTAGCTTCAATATCAGTTTCAATACTTCTTTGTCCACCTGACCAATCAGGAATAGGATAATAAGTTAAAGATGGTTGATATGATTTGTAATAATAGATTTGTGATGCGTCACCTTTTTCTTGATTAAAACAAGGATATTCTTCAGGTGGGAATTTCTTAAGGAATCTCCAATCCGCTGAATAAAAATAACTTTCAATTTCATCATCATCATTTAATTTACCACTACGTACTCTACTAAAGTCTAAGTGATAAATCTCAGCAATTGTTTTTCTGTCTTTTGACCATATTACATTAAGGGAAAATCCACCAAATAATATAAAGTCTAATGAACATTTTCTCATTACCTCAGCAACGGTTTCTTTACCATTAACAAGGTTTACTGATGCCATTGGGTTGTTTAATGATACGATACCATCACCCATTATTTGGTTTACCTTTGAGGTAACTACCGCTTTGTGTATTGCACAGTTGTCATAAAGTTCAATAAAGTATTGAGGTAATAAATTATTCTCACCATAATAAACCCAGGGACTACGTTGTAGAACTTCTGAATAAACTGGCACTGTTGCCCTATCAAACTTAATATTGGCAAATTGTATTTTTTTTATTTCTTCACTCATAATTAATCTTGTATGTATATATAATTTTCATTAACTTCATTAGGAGAAATGTACTCAGTAAACGATGGACTCTCCTCAGTTCCTTCAAGTATTGCTATACCTGTAAAAACCAATGTTGTTCCATTACCATAAATGTTTAATTGATATTCACCCTCATAATTTAAGTCTTGACCTGAATTTTGAAGGTTTAATATAATTTCACAATAACGAATGTTTTGTGCATAAACCTGTGTGTTAGAAGTGTTTATCAAATAATTCTTTACTTCCTTTGACATGATGTGTGTAAACTCCAATGTATATCCCGTAAATGTTGTTGCGGAATTATTGTTGATATTCAACACTAACTCATTTTGTTGTCCTTTTTGTAAGTATAACATAATTTATCTCTATATAACTAAATATAAAAAAAACCAAATTGAATTGGTATAGCATAAAAAAAGAGGGACATAAGTCCCCCTTAATTTGTAGATATTCAAATTCAGTCTTACGACCTAGTTTCAATAATTAGAAATTATCTCCAAATCCACCTGTAGTTAATAATGAAGATAATGCTGTTGCAGAACTTACATTAATAACATTTGCTGGTGCTGGTTCTTGACCAGTGAAGATAAGTTCAAAACCATTTCTGTCACCAAACGCAGTACCTGTAGCAGCAGAACCACCACTTAAATACATACCGTTGATTTGACCTAAATAATAGAAAATATCATTTTGATCCTGTGCGATTATTTGAATTTGGTCATTTTGACCTAAAACCTTAAGTTGGTTTCTCTTATCTTGGTCGTATTTGTATAACACTGCTGTTAATACTTGCTCCCAATAAACAGTACCGTTCTCAAAAGATTTTGTTGTATTTTGTGCTAAAGAAGAAGTATTACGTTTCAATTGAAATTCATACCAAACACCACTACCAGTGATACCTGTGATTGGACCAGTTGAACCTGTAATACTTACTGTTGCCACTGAAGGTGCTGTAGCTCCTGATGCTCCTAATACATAGATAGATTTAATACCACCTATACCATCTGAACATCCTAACTCAACTCCTGAAGATATATAACAAGACATATTTTTATAATTTAATTATTTTTATATTTTTATTTTTTTTAAAAGGGGGATTTTACACCCCCTTTAATATTTTTGATTACGATAATCCGTTAGTTGCGAAATATGCAGTTGAACCAAACTTAGCGATTGTTACACCGTAGTTGTAGTTTGCACGTAATCTTAACTCATCAAAATCTTTTGAGTACCAAATTACTAATTTCTCGTGGTCAGACAATAAGTCAAAACCTACAACGATGTACTCACGTGGTCCAATTACTACTTGGTTAGAACCGTTCAAACCAATGGTTGGAACAATTTTTACGTTAGTAGAAGGATGAGTTGCTTCCATCATAGAAGTAATATCAGTCGACCCAATATAGTTCAAGAAAAAATTGGCCTTAACCAAAGATTGTACATATAAACGGAAGTTACTGTAAGACATAAACACAACTAAGTCTTCACGAGACATTGCGTTGTCATCCAATGCGTTGATTAATTTATCAACTTCAGTGATTGGGTTACCGTTAGAACCGTATGCTGCGGTTGGTGAGAAAGTTGTACCTGTTGCAGATACTGCCACACCTGTTTGACCTGATGCGATTAAAGTTTTTAAACCATTGAAACAAGTAGAAGTTGTACCAGTAGCACCAGTACTTGCTTGCCATAATTGTTGCTCAATTCTTTGTTGGATTTGTTTAACTTTTAAGTCAGCGATTTGTTGTTCAAACGGAACAGTCTCAGAAGTTTGACCTGGCGCCATTAACATTGATTGGTATGTATCATACAAATCTTTGTAACATAGTGCCTCGTTGTACTTCTCAGGACAAGTTGTAATGTTTGATTGAGTGAAAGTAGTTGTTGAACCTGTTGGGTTCCATCCACAAGTACCATCTTCGAAAGCCGCAGTTGAGTTTAAAAGGTTCAACGCTTGTGTACCTTTAATACCCAATCTTACGTTTGCGTAACGAGCGGTTGTTCCACCGATTAACGCCTTAGAAAGTAATTCACCACCTACTTGGTCAACGTAACTACCGATTGTTGCTACGTCATAAGCGAATTGTTCTTTTGATAAAATTTTCATAATTCTTTTATTTTGTTTTTATTTATTATTTTTTCTTAATTCAGCAATCATATCTAATTTAGATTGAAATGCGTCATCATTATTTGTTGATTTATTAAAATCTGTTTTACCGTTAGCAATCTTTTTTGCTGCTGGTTCATTTTTGAATGCTGAGAATTGAGATTCAACTTCAGACATTTTTTGTTCCATGTTAGACATTTTCTCAGACATTTTCTTTACAAAGTCTCTTAACATTTCTAACATTTCAACTTCAATTTCGATTGGTTCATCAGATACTTTTGCTTTAGGTTCTCCCTCTGGCATTGGTTCTCCGTAACCATTTTCTTCCATTTTTTCTTCAACTGCTACTATTACTCCATCTTTAGTTTCAACTTTAGTTCCGTCTTCAAGTTCGTGTCTTCCGTCTGGTGCAGGAATTTCTGCGTCAGGGGTAACAACTACAACTTTAGCACCTTCTACTAAACCTTCACCTTCAACTTTAATCTCAGTTCCGTCTACTAACTTAGCCGATACGAAAATCTCTTTTACTGATTTAATTTCACCGCCTTCTACTTCAATGTTGAAATTCTCAACAAGTCTGTAAGAACCATCTTCTAAAGCAACTTGTTCAAACTCCTCGTTGATTTTAACAATCTTCTCACCAGCCTCTAATTTAGATGCTTGTAAAATTGTATTATCCTCAAGTTTGAATGAAGCCATAGGTGATTCGTCAGCCATAAAACCAAATTGTACCATCAATTTTTTAATCTCAGCAATTGCTGTTTTTGATTTTGACATATTTGTTTTTGTTTTAATTTATTATTATCTCTACTCTTAAATATAAGTTTGTATATATATTACCAAATTATATTTTAATCTTCAATGTTCTTTAATATTTGTACCACTTTTTGAAGGAACATTTCTTCTCTACAGAATGATGCAACCTCCTCAAAATATCCACTGACCGAAAATCCGTTGAGGGTTTTATTTTTAATTTTTTCCCAAACTTTATCACCTGTTGGTGTTTTTGCCACTTTCATGCGGATGAACCATGAACCGATAGAGACCGATTCATATCCATAAGCGGTTGATTTATCTTCTTCAGTTTCCTTAATCCAACTCTCAACAACATATACATCATTCACTGCTTTACCATCATGCATCAAATCATTATTGTCAGTATATTTGTTTCTCATATACTTCTCAGCAATCATTTTAATCGTATCAGCATAAAACACAACCCAGTATGGGTTTCCCTTGGCATCCTTACGGAAGATTTTTTGACCAGCAATCATCGCGGGACCAATAACGGTTCTTTGTTCTTCATCTGTTGCAAAGTATTGTTTTGACATTTTTTCTTTGTCCATCGCTTTGACTTTAGCTTCAGCCCAACTTAGTGCTGTCTTTCCGCCCCAACTATCATACATTAATTTACCACAACCATCACCGTATCCTTTAGAACTTTCTAAGTCTACTTCATGTCTTGATAAATAACTGTACATTCTACGGATTGTCTCTTCTGAGATTGGTTCACCTTTTGCAAGTTGATTGGCTCTTTGTTTTCCTACATCAGTTCCACAAGAACCCCATCCATTCTCTTCTACATATTTCAATACCGCTTTGGCGTTGTTCTTAACTGATTCAGGATAGTCTGAATAACTTTCAAACATAGTTGGAGGTGTTAATGACTTTGAGATGGTATTACCTGTCTGACCTGTCTTAACGCCAGGATCAACATAACCACCAACACCACCAACATCATAACCCATATCTTCTTTTAGATATTCTTTAATCTTTTCTATATGACCATCCATAAAAGATACATCGTGTTTCAT